CGACAGCAGCGGCTTGGCCTCGGCGAACAGGTCCACCGAGCTCTTCTGCTCTTCGGCGTTGGAGATCTTGACGGCATTGCGCGCCCAGTCGATCCACATGCGCATGCCGTAATTGTCGATCGACTCCTCGTTGCCGACCAGCGTGCCGGTCGCCACCGCTTGGTTCTTGAGGCGGGCGATCAGCGGGATGTTGATCTGCTCGCCGCCCTTCTTGGGATCGGTAAACGAGCGGATGATCGAATTGACCGCCGATCCCATGTAAGGCGAGAACAGGTTCTCGCGGATATACTCCCGGCAAATCTGCCGTCGAAACTGGATAAGTTTATTGTTAGTTTGGACAGTGGTGGAAGCCATTGGCTCTCTCCCCAACGGCTGCCGTCGTTAGCGGTCAGCCGCGGCCGTTCATCGCATAATCGAAGATTGCCCCGTCCTCGTTGTCGGCCGCGCCGAGGAGCTCGTTAGCGGAGCTCCCGCCGCGCGCCCGGTTGAGCGACGGTGGCAATCTGGTGACGTTGCGCGGGGCACCTTGAGGCCCGCCATCTCTCTGCTCGCGCCAGCGAGCGACGGCTGCTTTGACCATGTCCGGGTCGTTGAGAAACTCGTCACGCATCTTCTGTCGATACGCCGCGGGATCGCTCCCCATTTCCTGCAACAGGGTTTGCTCGCGGTGCCATCGCATCAACGCCTTTGCCGGATTGGGCGCGGTGTAGATGCGATTGCCGATCGCCTGATCGACAGGGTTGTTGGGATTGAGCCTCTGCAGGTTGACATACGCCGCCTCGAATTCCTTGCCCAAAGCTTCGTGCGTTTCAGCAAAGGTTTCTTCGATGCGCCGCATCGTGTAGCGCTGCTCGGCCTGTGCGACGACGTACCGCTCGTAACCGTCGGGATCGAGCACCGGATCCGGTTTTGCCGGCGCCGGTGGCGGCTCGTGCCGCTGCTGTGGCTGCGCAGACAGCAGGCGATCAAACCGCGCCCTCTCCGCAGCAATTTCCTCGCGCATCGCGGTGGCTGCAGCCTCGGCTGCCTGCCGCTGCTTGCGCTCGGCCAGCATCTCCGCGCGCAGTCCTCGGACATCGCGCGGCTCCTCCGGTTCGGCCGGCTCCCCGGGCTCCTCGCCCGGTTTGTCGGCCGGTTTTTCCTCTTCGGCGGGTTCGCCGGGCTTTTTCGGGTCGCCCTCGGCCGCGACGAGCTCGTCGTCGTCCTCGATCTGACCTTCCGGCCCGTCGCCCATCTCCTCAAGGGAGCGATCGGTATCGTCGAAGTCCTGCTCCTCGTCGGTGAACGCAGCCGCCATCAACTCTTGGTCGGTGTTCGCGACGGGGCCTTTATCGACTGGGGACATGGTCATTTCTCTTGGAATGCGCCGTAACGTGGCGACGGACGAAACGCCCGCTTTCCCTGCGTGCGACTTAGGGGCCCCGGTATCGTCGGGGCAGACGAGCTCGCAACTTAGACGGCGGCGTCAGCGCGACCGGCGCCGGTGCACAGGTTTTTTCCGCGCTGGCATATTTTGGTGTCTGGGTGCCGCCGCTTGCGTTGTCGCCGGCGGCGTTTCCGGCTCGATCGCCATGATGGTCAGCTTGCCACCGGGCTCGACCGTAAAAATCTCGGGCACGCCGGGCGCGAGGCGCAGCGCGTCGAGCCCTGGCCCGGCATCGCCCACCTGGATCGCACACGCCGCGTCGGTGAGCACGCGAATGAGCGTGGTCCCGTTGGAAAAGGGCTGCGACATCGTCGTGCCGCCGACCGATACGATCTGCTCGGCGAGCGGAGGCAACTTCAGGGCGGCCACGGCGCCGCTCGGTACGTTGCCGGGGAATTCGGCGATCGAGATCTTGGGCATCACTGCATCTCCGGTTGGAACGGGAGCGGGTATTGCTGCTCGCGCGCCATCTGCAGCACCTCGCCGGCCGCCGCGCGACTGTTCATCATGGGGTCGGGCGGTGCTGGGGCTGCATCTCACCTTGCTGTCCCTGCGGCGCCCCCTGGGGCTGCTGCAGTTCGTTCATCAGCGAGATGTTGTCGCGCATCGTCTCGGCGACGTTGCTGTGCGCCTCGGTGGCGGTCTTGGTCGCGGTCGCCGAGGCCTGCTCCGCCAGCGCGAGGCTCTTGATCGCGTTCGCGCGCCGCTCCATCCCGTGCGTGTGCGCGTTCTCGATCCGCACCGCCTCGTGCGCCACCTGCATCGAGGCAAGCTGGCTCTGCACCTGCGCCTGCGGGTTGTTCTGCGCCGCATCCATCTTCTGCTTGATGCTCGCCTTGACCGAGGCCTGCAGCGGCGCGAGCTCGATAAACACGTCGACCGGCACCTGCATGCCGGCCTGCGCCATCCCCAGCAGGATGTCGAAACTGTCGGCCATCATGTTGATGACATCCGGGCCCTCGTCGAGGATGATGTCGACATCGATCTGACCGACTGCGTTGACCACCACCGGCGTGCCGCGCTGGTCAACATCGACGCCGTTGATCTGGATAAACTGCGCAAGCCCCTGGTCGTCGTTCACCCGGATCCAGCGCTCGGCCTGCCAGAACCGCGAGATGGCGAACCAGATCGCGCGATAAACTCGCAGTTTCCAGTTTCGATAGCTGATGACGAACGGGCCGAGCTCGGCGGTGGCGCCCTGTTGCAACAGATTGATCGCGCGGCCGGACAGGTTTTTCGGCGCGTCGCCCTGGCCGACCGACGGCGTCACGTTGGCGATGCGCTCGATTTCCTGCTTGGCCTCGACCAGGAACTGCAGTTGCGCGGCGAGATCCGCCTGCGTGTCGTCGGGCTTGGCCTGCTTGTTCGGGTTGATCTCCAGCACGCCGTCCGGCCGCGCCCACTCGCGCCGCGCCGTCTCCACGTCGTTGACGGCGCCCTTCTCCAGGATCAGCCGGCGGCTGTTGGAAATGTGCAGCGCCTTCGATCGCCGCTGGTTGATCTCATCCTGTGCGCCCTGCATGTCGCGCACGAAACCGTGCCGATCGGCGTCGTGATCGACCGAGGCGGAGAACACGATAAAGCGCGAGATAGTCTTGCCGGTTTCGTTGATGAACGGAGATACATCGCCGTCAATGTAGATGTCGCCGACGTAAAAGCACCACTGCCACTCGCCGTTCTCGATATACCAATGCTCGACCAGACGCAGCCGGCGCTCGGTAATCAGGATCCACTTGTACTCGTTGTCGGCGTTGGTCGTCAGGTCGCTGCCGGTGTTGAGGATCCCCGAGATGAGCTCCTCCTGGTCGGGGAACATCTCGATCGCTTCGTTTTCGTCGATCCACTTGCCCAGCCCCATGAACCGGCAGTCGGAGAAATCGTCCGCGCGCGACCGCGGGTCATAGAAAAAGTCCTCGTTGTAGATCACCTCCAGGCTGACATCAGGATCCTGGTGGTCACCCCGCTTGAGCTCCAGCGCAACGCCGGCGAGACCCTCGATCGCGGCCTTGCGGCACACCTCCGACGACATCATCTGCCACGCCACGCCGTCGAGCACCGCGCGGATCGACTGGGTGGCGACCGAGGCGCCGGCCTCGTTGCGCGGATTGCGCGGGTAGGCCTTGGGATCCTGGCGCAGCCGCTCGACCAGCCCGACAATGCCGTTGATCTTGGGCGCGACCCGGTTGTAGGTGATGATCGGCTGGAGGCGCTCGCGCAGCGCCTTGACGGCCTCGGCCGACCACTGCGCGCCGTGGTAATACCGGCGCGAGATCTTCTGCTCTTCGATCTCAGGCTGCTTGGTACCGAGGTAATCGAGATACTGCCGCCTCAACTTGGTCACGTCGGCCTTGCCGTCGGGCCGATCGGCCACCGCGCGGCGCGAGACACCGTCGCCTCCGCCGGCTAGCGTCGAGGAGGTTGCGTTGTCGTTGTCGTAAAAGCCGCGGGCGGTCGGCGCCGTCTGTGCCATGGCGGCGCACGCTACGCTTTTTGCAAGCGAAGCCTGTCGGCCGTTCACAGGTTTTTGCTAGGGCAGCCCCATGTGGACCTTCACGGCCTCCCCTCCACGGCGGCGATGGCGGCGCGGGCGTTTGCCCAATCTTCGAGGATGGGATTATCGCTTTCCACAAGCGTCTTCAGCGCCGCGAGCAGTTGGTCGCGCTGGGCGCGGAGGCAGTCGTTCTCTGCGCGACGTTGGTCTATGGCGAGATTGGCGATTTCCATCGCGGCGGTTAGCGGCTTGTCGAGTGCTTTCCAACGCCGCAGGTTTTCATTCTCGGCGCGGAGGCGGGCGATCTCAGCGGCGCAGTCCCGCCGGCCCTGCTCGCGGCCGTCCTTGAAGGCGTCCTGCTCGCTCACGACTTTTGGTCCTCGACCAGATGAAACTCCCGGCGCCGCCGCTCGGCCGCCAGCCGCCGCCGCTCGGCCGCGAACTCGTCGGACGCCTCCCGCAACTGCTTGGCGATTTCGGGATGCACGATGAAAACGTACCGGTCACCGATCCACGGCATCACAGCACCTCGGCCTCGTCTGGCGGCGGCACCGATTTCCAAACCCAATATCCTATTTTTCGCCACTCCCACACGTACTGACCGTCCCCGTGCTGAGCGTCACCCATTGCGCGCGTCCGCAGGTGGTCGTGCGTTATCCGCTGGCCGTCAAACGGACCCCCGCAACACTCCCCAGTATGATCATTCCATGGCTCCCCCCTCCGCTTCCCGGCCTTTCGCAACATCTTCGCAGTTTCCCAATCCATCACAGCACCTGTATGCTGGTCGAGTGCGACCGGTCGCCGCCGAAATCCTCATCCGCCCCGTCACGGTAGCCGTCACGCGCCGGCTCGGGCTGAGGCTTGTCTTGCAGCCAGGGCCGCGACGAGCAGCCATAGCGCCAGTCGTCGGCGGCATGGTCCTCTGAGTTGGTGTCGAGATCCTCGACCACCTCGGCGTCGTGCTGCAGCACCGGGATCGTGCGGATCGAGGCGACGCAGGTCGAGAAGCAATAGACCATGGGCTTGCCCACGGGCTCGCCGGTGCCGTCCAGCTTGCCCACCATGCGCGAGCGCATCTGGTCCCAGCCCGACATGGGGCCGCGCCGATCCTTCGACCCGCGGCGCGACACGCGGGTGTTGTCGGCCTCGTGGAACGGCACCAGCTTGGCGTTGATGAGCTCCATGTTCATCACCTCGGCGATCGGCGGCCCACCGTCCTGTTTAAACGTCGAGGGATCGAGCACGCCGTACGACAGCTTGGGGTCGCTCTTTTCACGTGAAACAATCCCCCGCCCGACTTGGTCGGCCATCAGCTTGAGGCCCTTCGAACCGTCGGCGGCAGGGTCTTTCGAGCCGTACCATTCGCGGTAACGCACCAGCGCGCCGCGCGGCAGCGTCTGCTTGGTCCGCGGGTGGCGCCAGTCGTCCTGCACCACCGCCCACCAGCCGATCGAGAACGGGCTCGCCGAGCCCCAGTCGGCCGATCGAAACCGCAGCCAGTCCTTGGGGAGCTCGACCGGCGGCAAGATCATTTTTTCCGACCAGCAGTCGAAGAAGGCGCCCTCGACGATGTTCCAGTCGCCGTCGAGCCACGCCCGGACCAGCGCCTCGGAGCCGAGGCCGCGCAGCCGCGCCGCATAGCCTGGATCGGCCTGCACCAGGATCAGGTTGTCGGTCAGCCGCGCCGGCACGAACATGCGCGACATCTGCGTGACCCGATCCTCCAGCACCTCGTAGCCGCCCGGCGCCGGGTTGACGAAATACGATCGCACCCAATGGTGGCCCGGCCCGCCTGGATTGGCGGCCGATCGGATCCGCTTGGTCGGGACATCATGCGGCGAGCGCAGCCGGGCGCGCAGGTAGCGGTAAGCCTTGTCGGTCGCCCACTGCGTGAGCTCGTCCCAGCCGATCCAGGTGTACTGGTGGCCCTGGTAGCGCTGCCGGTGGCGCTCTTGCTCAAGGTAGCGGAACTTGAGCCACGCCCCGTTCGGCCAGCGATAGGTCTTGTGCACCTCGTTCCACGTCGCGCCGGTCGACGGAAAGATGTCGTGCGCGCGGCCCATGAGCTCTTCGAGCTCGGGATAGGTGCGACGGAAGATGACACCCTGCCACGCCTCGCCATAGGTCGGCACATCTTGCAGGAAATCGCCCAGCAGCAAATCGGATTTGCCGCCGCCGGCCGCGCCGCCGTAGAAGAGCTCATTGCACCACGTCGCGGACAGAGCGTCGGTCTGCGGCCCCGGCTGCGGCGCCCATGCACCGCGCAGCGTGCGGCGGATGTCGCTCACCAGAACCCTCGCCGCTTGGCCTGCGCCGCCACTGCCGCCCGCGCGCCGGCGAGCTCCTGGCGCAGCGTCTCAGTCTCACGCCGCAGCCGCTCGTTCTCGGCGAGGAGCTCGCGCATGGCCGCGACGGCCTGCTTCATGTCGGCAACCGTGGTGCCGACAAGCTGCAGATCCGAGGTGCGGATCGGCTCGTTGAGCGCCTCGCTCAGGTCGGCGACCGCCTGTTCGATGTCGGAGGCCTCGGGCGCTTCATGTGCGAGCTCGCTCATTGCTGCTCTCCGAAACATCCCAGCGTCGCCACGCCGTCGACGTAGCGCATCTCCCAGTGCTTGCCCGTGCTGCAGACGAACTGCGGATCGATCGAACCATGCTGCGCG